AACCGCCGTGTACCGGACGGTACGCACGGTGGTGTGAGAGGTCGGGGATTTATTAAAATCCCCTCCTACTCGATTGCCCAGATAAAGCAAAAAACATCAAAATGATTGTGGCTGTTGCTCAAAGGATCGCCGCGGATGAAAGAATAATCCTGTTGGATAGATCCCCGATGAATATATCTGAGGTTCAGTTAGATCGTCAGGCTGATTACTTGAAGATGGGGCAATTATACATAACGGGAAGGTTCGGCATTCTGAAATATAAGGCAAAAGAGCATGCAATCATGAAAAATGTAATTTTAAATAAGGAGGAGTAAACATCATGGCAGAAGCAAAGACATCTGGTGCCAATACTTCGCAGAAAGAAAAGGCATCGAAAAAAACTTCCGAACCGGTTTACAGTGCAGAAGAGCTTTCTAATGCTGCAAGCCGATTCGGAACACGTAAGGAATGTGTCGCTGCGGCTTTGAAATACTACGGCAAAGACCGAGCGACAGTGAAAGAGGCGAAAGAGCTTGTTAGCAAATTTTTGAGCAAGGAGGTTAAGTGATGGCAGGAACATTTATTGTGGGCGAAACTAAAATTCGCCCTGGAACATATTTTAACATCCAGAAGGTCGGCGAAAACCAGATTGTAGGTGCCTCGGATGGAGTGGTGGCAATCTTCTTTAAATCTGATTTTGGACCGCTTGCAGAGGCAGTAGAGATTACACCGGAGGAAGGGTATGAAAAGCTGTACGGTACTGCGGGTTCGACTAACGCTATCCGTGAAGTAATTAGAGCAGGAGCAACGAAATGCGTTTGTGTCCGCATTGGAAAAGGCGGAACTGCAGCTACAGTTACTCTTGATAAGGATGGAGATACAGAAGCTTTAAAGATTACCGCGAGGTATCCCGGGGCCAAGGATTTTGCAGTTACCGTAAGAGAAAAGTTATCCGATTCATCTCTGAAAGAGTGTGTTATCTATTCTGGTGCAAAAGAGTTTGAGAAGATCGAATTCGCGGCCGGCGATGATGAGGTAAAGGCACTGAACGATGCGTTTGTAAATTCCAAGTGTTTTACTTCCGAGATTATCGAAAGTGCAACGGGCGTTCTTGCAGATGTGAGTGAAGAGGCATTTACTCCGGGAACAGATCCTACGGCAAGTAACGCAGAATACAGCGAAGCGTTTGTAGCAGCAGAGGCGTATCGGTTTAACGTGGCATGCGTTGATACAGAAGATACCGCTGTACATCAGCTACTCGCATCATTTATTGATCGAATTTTTGACGCAGGACAGCTTGCAATGGCGGTTGTGGCCGAAAAGAAAACGGTAGCGCTTACGGATCGTATGGCACATGCGGCTGCATTCAACAGCGAGAAGATGCATTATGTAGTTAACGCATCTGCTGAAATCTCAGGAGAGGCTGTAGAGGGATACCTTGTAGCGGCAAGGATTGCCGGAATGATTGCTGCATGTGCGTCTAACAAATCTCTTACTCACACAGTTGTGGAAGGCTACACGAAACTTAATGACGCCCTTACTCCTACAGACATTTCTACGGCAGAGCAGAAAGGCTGCATTGTTCTCAGCACAAATACGAGTGGCCAGATCTGGATTGATAGCGCAATCAATACGCTGGTAAGTCCGGCAGATAATCAGGATGACGGATGGAAAAAGATTAGAAGAACAAAAACGAGGTATGAACTGATTACCCGCTGCAATGACCAGGCAGATGCCCTGATTGGAAAGGTGGATAACGATGTAAACGGACGTGCTACAGTGGTTAGTCAGCTACAGGGCGTCATCAATGCGATGATCAACGAAGGCAAGCTTGTATCCGGTACCGCATCCGAGAATACCACATATCAGTCCGATGGTGATTATGCATACATGGATATTCAGGTGATCGATAAGGATTCCATTGAGCATCTGTATCTGACATACAAATTCCAGTTCTCAAGCAGAACAACTGAATAAAGGAGGGAAACTAAATGGCTATTAACGAAAGAGCATCATCTGATGCGCGCCATGCGCGTACCGGTAAAGACGCCGGTCTCTACAACGGAACCGGCGATCTTCTGGCATCTATGGAGTCTTTTCAGGCGAAGGCTACATACAACAACGTAAAATATAAACCTATGGGAGATCCGCAGGAGCACGAAACCAGCGACTCTTACGGAATTACAATCACTGTCACGGAAATTGTGATTGAAGATATCGATATGTTCCGTGAACTGATGGCATCTATGAAGTCCGGAACGACACCGCAGTTTGTGTTCCAGGGCGTTCTTCAGGGACTTAACGGATCCGAAGAGCGTGTTGTGTACAGAGAGTGTATCCCATCTGGCGACATCGATCTCCAGAATGTTGCGAATGGAGATGTTATCAAACGTAACTGGAACTTCTTTGTCAACGGAAAACCGGATCTTCAGAAGGAACTCTCAATCTAAAAATCTAAACTGACAAATTTGATGAAGGGTGGCCCTGTGGTCATCCTTCTGTTTTTAAGGAGGATATGCAATGGCAAGTTTGGCAAAAACAGCAGGAAAGACGGAAAATACGGAAGTTCGTGAGGAAGAATTTCCTGAAAAAGAAACACAGGGACAGCTTTTGTCGGTGGAGAACGACTTTATCGCCGGCATGCTCGCAGCGGCCGCCTATAAGACGGATGAAATTGTACAGTTCGATATCGTACGCGGGGGCAAGCTCTATTTTTCATTCAGAATTCATGCTCTTGGAGAAGAGGAAGCGAACAAGTGTCGCAAGAAGTATACAAAGTATGTTCGCAATAAGCAGATCGGTATCAAGTTTGCAGAAGAAACAGACAATGCAAAATTCCGTTCCTCACTGATCTACCATGCGACAGTTGAAGATGACCGCACAAATCTTTGGGATAATCAGCAGGTATGGGATGGACTTAGAAAGCGGGGAGTTCTTGTCGTGACTGCGCTTGATGTTATCGAAGCGGTACTTCTGGGCGGAGAAAAAGACAGAGTTATTGATGAAATTAACAAGTTGAGCGGATTCGATTCTGAAAATCTGGAAGAAGTTGAAAACAAGATGGAGGAAACGGCAAAAAACTGATTCTGGCAGGAGGAAAAACCACCCTCTTGCACCAAATTTTTCAGCGGCTTGGCATAACTCCGGATGAAGTATATGCAAAGCCTGCTGGCGTGCGCGCATTTATGTTCGCATCAATGAGAGTACGTCTGGAAGATGACGAGAAAGGAGGAAGATCGGGTGGCAACTAAGGTTATAAAGATAGAGATTCCTATCGAAACCAAGGATAATACTGGGCCAGTTGTAGATAACATATCTGAAAAAATGGAAAACCTTGATTCTGCTGCGAAAAAGGCACAAAAGAGTATGGAAAATACTGTAAATAGTGCAAATAAAGCGGCAAAAGGTTTTGAAAATGCATCAAGACGTGTTTCTGGATTTGAAAAATCCGTAGGAAGTGGTTTTGATAATGCATCAAAGAAAGTGTCCGGATTTGAAAAATCCGTAAATAAGACACAAAAATCACTTCTTGCTATGATGAAAGAAAAGTATCAGCTTCTGCTCGAGGCAAAGGACCGGATTACACCAACGGTAAAACAGGCCATAACCTATGTAAAAAGCCTAACAGGAAAGACATGGAAGGTTACATTAAAAGCTGTTGACCTTGTAACATCCCCTGTGAGACGCGTATTTGGTTTGTTGAAAAGTCCACTCGTGGCGGCTGGCGTCACAATCTCGGCAGGCGCCGGTATTGCAGATACGGTTAAGACCTATGCGGATTTCGAGGCTGCAATGTCTGAAGTAAAAGCGATATCAGGTGCCACGAGTGAAGAATTTGCACAATTAACAGAAAAAGCGAACCAGATGGGAGCCATTACGAAATTTACCGCATCCGAATCTGCAGAAGCGTTTAAGTACATGGCGCAAGCGGGATGGGATGCAAAGGAAATGATGGATGGAATCGAGGGCTTAATGGCTCTCGCTGCGGCATCGGGAGAAGATCTTGGAACAACATCCGATATTGTAACGGACGCACTGACAGCATTCGGATTATCTGCGAAAGAAAGCGGAAGGTTTGCGGATGTTATGGCGCAAGCAGCGAGCGCAACTAATACAGATGTGGCAAAAATGGGAGATACATTTAAGTATGTTGCTCCTGTTGCCGGTGCACTTGGATACAGCATTGAAGATACAGCAGTAGCTATTGGCCTAATGGCAAATAGCGGAATCAAAGCTTCACAAGCCGGAACAAGTCTTCGCAGCCTGCTGACCAATCTTACCAGACCAGTTGGACAGGCAGAAGATGCGATAAATGCACTTGGAATAAGCATAACGAATACTGACGGATCCGTAAAACCTCTTTCTCAAACATTACAGGATTTACGAGCGAAATTTGGTGCTCTGACCGATTCGGAAAAGGCTCAATATGCGGCCATGCTTGCCGGACAGGAGGGAATGAGTGGACTTCTTGCTATTGTAAATGCATCTGATCAAGAGTTTGAAAGTCTGACAGAGCAAATAAATAATAGTTCTGGTGCGGCACAGAAAATGGCGGACGTTATGATGGATAACCTTTCTGGTAAATTTGAACTTTTTACGAGCGCATTAGATTCAATGAAAATGTCACTTGGCGGAAAATTTAAACCATATTTGATTGAAGCTCTTGAATGGATGACTGACAAAGTTCCGGATGTGGAGAATGCGTTGCTTACGGCAATGAATTCGTTTGATCATTTTGTTGATAATGCGAAGGCGAAAATAGATGAATTTACTGCTACGGATGAATGGCAGAATGCAGATTTATTCGGGAAAATCGGTATTGCATGGGATGAATTGGTGGCAGAGCCGTTTTCTGACTGGTGGAATGGATCAGGGAAGACGAAGGTTGCCGGGGTTGCCCGCGATATAGGTGTAGGCATTGGAACCGCTATTTCCACAGGAATTATGGCTTTGATGGGAATTGATGTTTCGTCTGTTGTTGATGAAGGAAGCAGCATAGGTCGTCAGTTCGCCGAAGGTTTTACCGAAGGGATGAACGGCGTCAGCATTGCGGGAGCCCTCGGAACACTTCTAACAGGATCACTTTCAAGCGCGTCCAAGTTTCTTCCGGGAGGCGAGGCACCGGATATTACATCGTTACTGTCTGCGGCCGCCCTTGCGAAAGTGGCAGGTCCAATGTTCAGCCTTGGATCCGGTGTGTTCAAAGCCGGAAAAGGCATATATAAAAGCGCCACAGGTGGGGTGCTGAAGAAAGTGATTGGAAACTTTTCTGTCGCGGATGAATTGGCCGGAGTTGGAAATGTGTCTGGAAGCGGGCTTTTGGGCTTAGCCGGGAAAGCAGGAATGGCGCTTGGATCAGGAGCATCTACAAGTGCAGGACTTGCGGCTGCCGGAGGCGGAGCAATACTGGGCGGCGTTGTTGGTGGAGCAACATTGATAAGTGGCGGAATGGACGCCTTTGACGCATACAATTCCTATAAATCCGGAAATAAGGAAGCGGCAAAAGCGCAGGGAACATCTGCTGGATTGAAAGTCGGCGGAGTAGCGGCAGGAGCGGAAGCTGGTGCAGCGATAGGATCTGCTTTCTTTGGAATAGGGGCACCAGTAGGAGCTTTAATAGGCGCCGGAATCGGAGGACTCGCCGGATGGTTTGGTGGAAATAAAGTAAAAGAGGATTATGAGGAAGCCGCGGCAGCGGCGGAAAATCTGGAACAGAAGAGTAAATACGCTTTAGAGGGTGCGAAGTTCGACAGTCAAGAACTGAAAGAAGCTTTTGACGATACGAATGTGTCAGCGGAACAGTTCGGCGCAATGATGCAGGAGGCAACCTCGAATAAGATCCGGGATAGCTTCGGCGACATAAAACTCTCTATGCAGGAGATACAAGAGGCGGCGGAGCAGATTGTATTTGCGGATCAGGCAGAAGCTTTAAATAAATTCTCGGCGGCCGCGGAGACAGCAGATAGCTCTCTTTCTACTCTGCAGAGTTCGTTTCAGACGATGGACAAGCTGAACTGGAAAGCATCACTCGGCATGGAGCTCGACGAAGGAGATATATCGGAATATATTTCGGCTGTTGACGCTATGATCGAAAGCTCAAAGCAGTATCTTGAAGATAAACATTACGAGGCTACTGCGGCCATAGATCTGCTTATAGAGCCGGGGAATGAAACCGATATGACAACAGGACTAAACCAAATGTATTCGGATCTGCAGTCTAAGATTGAGAGTCTTGGAGGGGAGCTGAAAGCGAAGGTTAATGTTGCGTTGGAAGATGGAGTGATTACGTTGGATGAGCAGGCGGAAATCACAAATTTACAAAATCAGATTGCCGATATCACAAACCAGATCAGTCAGGCAGAAACAGAAGCAAGCTTCCAGAGTTTAAAAATCAAATACTCCGGAGCGTCTTTGGATGCGGACTCGTTCGCTTCTCTGGTGTCTGAAATTCAGGCAAACGTGCAGGAAGCGGCGTCGCAATATGATGAAGCATTACAGGTTTCTTTGACGAACCTTAATTTGCAGCTTCAGAATGGAGCAATTTCACAGGAACAGTTTGACGAACAACTGCAGGCACTCACAGAAGGCTACCAGGCAAAGATCACAGATCTGTCTGTCAGAGTGGAAAGTTTTGAGTTGCAGTCGATTGCTGATGCATTTGGCAGTGAGCTGGATGGAATACTTCCGGATCTTGAGGGATCCGTGGCAGAACGTCTCGGAACGGCAATGCATAATGCAATGTCCTCTGGTGTAGATGTGGAAAATTGGGATCTGGCTACAGCGACCGAATGGCTTGATCTGGATGGACTTTCGGCAGAAACACAGGCGGCCATTACTGAAATGATGAGTCAGGTCGCAGCGTCAATGCCAGAGCAGATGACATCGGCACTGGAGGGGACGAGCGTAGATATGAGTGAAGGCGTAAATAATATGCTGAATTCGTCCATAGAGAATGTAGATCTATCTCCGACAAGCGAAACTCTGGTGAATCAGCTCAATAAAAGCCTTGGAGAAGTTGACATGTCCGAGTCAGGCGCAGGGTTGCAGACGGGTATACAGAATTCATTAACATCATCTATTGAAAATGTGGATCTTACGGAAGCTGGAAGCCTTGTGAACCAAAAACTCGGAGAAGCTATGTCTTCTGTGGATATGTCCGAATCTGACGAAGGGCTTCGAGAGGGATTGCAGAGCTCCTTGACGGCATCTCTGGAAAACATTGACCTCACAGAGGTCGGCGGGATGATGAATCAGAAGCTTGGTGAGGCAATGGCATCGGTAGATATGTCTGAATCGGGCGCCGGATTACAGGAAGGCATACAGAACTCATTAACTGCCGCACTTGAAGGAATAGATCTTTCAGAGAGTGCACAGATGATTAACACCTCTATTGTGACGGCTCTTTCATCAACTGAAGGAATAGATATGAGTGGATTTACGGCCGCGATGCAGAGCAGCATCACGTCGTCAATAGATAGTTTGGATTATTCCGGCGTCACAACTGCTGTTGGAAACGGCATCTCGAATGCAATTACTGCGACTATGGGAACCATTCAAGGGGCGATAGACACCCTTTACAGCAACGTCGGATCTGCGATTAACACGGCTTTTTCAGCAGGATTTTCGACCACTACGACTGTTACGATCACGGCAAACTATAAGCTGGCGAACCCGTCAGCTACAATCAGCTTCTCAGGTGGCGGTTCTGGAACGGCAACGGTCAGTGGAAGCATTTCAAGCCATGCAAACGGCGGTTTCGCTTATGGTCCAGAGCTTACATGGTGGGGCGAGGACGGACCGGAAGTAATCATTCCGCTTGGAAGCAAACGGCGGCAAAGAGGACTGGAGCTGTGGGCTCAAGCCGGAGAAATGCTCGGAGTAGGAAAGCACGCTGACGGCGGCTTTATCGGCCCTGGAGCGTCTTCCAATAAAAATATATGGGAGAATACAGAAAGCCTTGTAGGGCCAATATCAGAGAGCGACAGCGGCACTTCTGATGTTTCGACTGTCATTGACAGCGAGAAAAACTCGGATACAAAAGAAGTAAACCTTAGTGTAACTGTAAATCCGCAGTTCGTGATTTCGTCAACCAGTCAAAGGGAAGATGATATCCTGCAAATTATTAAAATGCACATGAAAGAACTGGCAGATGACCTCGGCGGTGAGCTGGCGGATCGCCTGGGCGAAGTTTTCTCAAACATGCCGGTAAATAGTTAAGGGAGGCGCTTTATGGATGTTATTTTAACCGAAGTTGAAAATGGTAAAAGCAAATTTATCTTTCCAAGCCTCCCAGAGGAGGTAAAGGGAACAAACCGGACTAATTATCAGTCCTACGATATTCTGTCTTGCGGAGAGGTAAAAATCCCGAAAGGGATGAAGCTTACAGAGATTTCGTTTGATGGTTTTTTTTTTGGCGAGTCTAAAAAGAACGAATCTATTGTAAAACAATGGGTTAAGCCGACAGAGTGCGAAAAAATACTGAAAAACTGGCAGGAAAAAGGAACTGTTCTGCGTCTGATGGTCACTGAAACCAATGTCAATATTGATGTTACAATCAGCAGTTTTGAATGTACTGACTATGGCGGATATGGAAACAAGAAGTATTCAGTAGAATTTGTGCAGTATCGCTCCCTGAAAGTTTACACGACAGACGAACTAAAAATCGTAAAGTTTGTAAAGAAGACGGTAACAAGACCGGCCGCAGCGGCGCCATCGAATAAAGGGAGTTATACCGTGAAGCCAGGGAATACATTGTGGTCTATTGCTCGCAAATTTTATGGCGGCTCAGGAACAATGTGGACGAAAATATACAATGCAAATAAATCTGTCATAGAATCAACAGCAAAAAAGCGTGGTTATGCAAATAGCGATAATGGACATTGGATTTTTCCGGGAACAGTCCTTGTTATTCCGAATTAGGAAGGGGCAGTAAAATGATAGATTTATCCAAAGTTCAATACCGCTTCGTCATTATGGACGAAAAGGGAAATCAATATAATATAAAGGATTATGTAGAAAATCTTGGGTGGGAGCAAGGGGAAGACGAGCTTGCCACCCGGATTTCTTTCACAACCAAAAATGAGAAGTCAACAAAAGAAGTGTTCTCGGATATAGCAAAACTCGGCTGTTTGGTAGGAATATTCGCTTCTGATGGTGTTGCGGATGATGAGGTGGCTCGTGGAAATATCATTGACTGGAAACCGGCATATTCTTCGGACGGATACAAGTTTGATGGAAAGTGCTATGACAATTTATATAATCTGCAAGAGAGCCAGGATAATATTTATTATCCCGCAGGTACCGGAACGAAATCTGCCATAACGAAGATATTTGATGACTGGGAAATTCCGCTTGGTTCATACGAAGGACCGAACGAAACGCATGCAAAGTTAACATTCAAGTCACAGGATCTTGCAAATGTAATTATGGAAATACTGGATGATGCTTACAAGAAAGGTGGCGTGAAATGTGTTGTGCAGGATAGAAAAGGGAAAGCGTATGTGCTTCCGTATGCAAACAACAAGACTGTATATCATTTTGCAGCTGAAAATGTAGTTACGGCCACACATAAGAGAAGCACAGCCGGTATGATTACGCGAGTAAAGGTGATTGGGCAGGAAGACGATGACGGAAAAAGCTCGGTCGAGGCTGTGTTGAATGGAAACACAAAATATGGTGTTCGGCAGAAAATTGTTCGAAGAGGTACTGATGAAAGCCTTGAGGATGCGAAGACATCGGCGCAGACGATTCTCGATGAAGAAGGAGAGGTTCAGGAAGAAATGACTGTAAAAGCGCCGGATATCCCATGGGTGAGAAAAGGAGACCTGGTCCATGTTTCAGTTGGGACCATGAATGCATACTACTATGTTATCGGGATAAGACATGATGTGGATAGTCGCAGCATGACACTGGATCTTCATATACCGTTCAAAGAATATGAGAAGAAAGCACAGCAGACAGTACAGAAAAAGTCTTACAACGTAGGTGATATTGTGAATTTTCACGGAGGAACACATTACGTCAGTTCTTATGCCGGATCTCGAGGATACAACGCAAGAGCCGGACGCGCAAAAATAACCATTAAGAACGGTTCTGGAAAGGCTCATCCATGGCACTTGATACATGTGGATAGCTCAAGCAATGTATATGGATGGGTGGACGATGGAACATTTGATTAAGTAGGAGGGATGACGATGGCATTTGATGGACATGCCGGGGCAAATAAACTGGCAAGGACGCTTCATAAAAGAATGAAAAGCATGTCGGATGCCCCTCTTGTTCTTGATTTCGGAAAGATAGAGTCTGATTACGGTCTGACAACAAATACTTTCCCTGTAAAAATACCAAGCGGAGACTATACAATATGTCGACATGTAACAGGAATATCTCTTGGGACTTCCGGAGGCAGTCATGGTGGACATGAATATGGCAATGGCTCACATTCACATTCCATACCAGTTCCCGGATTATCGCCGGGAGACCATGTGCTTGTGGCATGGGTGCAGAATGAAGCAGTAGTTATCGATGTGATCAATTAGGGGAGGTGGAGACATGGACGAAGAGAATACATTATTTCCCGTTGAGGAATCCCCTGAATTTATTGATGACGGAGACCAATTAGACCGGGATTATCATTACACAGTTGCATGGGATGTTGAAAAACAGGATTTTGTCCTTAACGGAAAAGGGCAGATGGAACAGTGTGACGGTGTGGAAGGTTATAAAGTGTGGTGCTGCAAGATGGCTCTTACAGAACGATACGACTGCGCGGCTTATCCGGATGAAATTGGCACTGAACTGGCCGAGGCTCTGGCAGAAGATAGTGAAAAGGCGGTTGAGTCCGCAATAGAGAGAACAATAACAGAGGCGTTGATGGTAAATCCGAGAACAGAATACGTACGGAATTTTGAATTCGTATGGTCAGGAGAAGCTGTAAGCGTCTCGTTTACCGTAAAGGGTGTTGACACTGATGAATTTAAAGTTTCGATTTAATGATGGGAGGTGAGAAGTGTGAGCTATGAATTTACTCCGCCGGAATTTGTCGATGGAGCTGAGCCGGAAGAAATACAGCAGCGCATGATGGATGCGCTTCCGGATGGGATTGACGATATGCCCGGAGGATTCCCGTATGATTTTACGATGCCAACAGCAATAGAGAAATCGGAGCTGATCCAGTTTCATCTCGTGAGAGCGCTGATGCTGATGTTTCCGCAGTATGCCTGGGATGAATGGCTTGATCTCCACGCAGCGGCGGCAGGTGTGGAGCGCCGGCCGGCGGGGCATGCAAGCGGATCGGTGACGGTTTCCGGAGACGCAGGAACTGTCATACCGGAGGGAGCGATATTCTGTACGGAAGCCACAGACTCTACTCCGGCTCTCGAATATGCCGCTGACTCAATGGCTGTTATACCAGAATCTGGAAGTGTGACCGTTGAGGTTACAGCTGTTGAGGCCGGAAAAGAGTCGAATACCAAAAAGAATACGGTAGTATTCTCTCTTACAAGCATAAAAGGGCTGTCAACAGTGAACAATCCGGCAGACATTACCGGCGGGACGGATGTGGAAGGAGACGAAGATCTTCGGGAGCGTATCGAAGAAGAGAATTTTAGAGATGGAGCAACATTTGTCGGAAACGATGCGGACTATATCCGCTGGGCAAAAGAGGTAGTTGGCGTTGGCGACTGTATTGTCGTGCCAACATGGGATGGTCCGGGCACTGTAAAGCTGATAATCGTAGACTCAAATGGTGAGCCGGCAAATGAACGGCTGACAAAGGCGGTTTATGATCACATTGTGTCTCCGGACGATAGATCACGAAGGCTTCTTCCTACTGCGTGTGCAAAGCTGACCGTGGTCGCAGCGACCACAAAGAAAATTTCTTATGTTTGTACTGGGCTCGTATATGACGATACTACCGATATACCGACAATCGTGAGTCAGTTCAAGGAACTGGTAATGCAGGAATATTCGGAAGCGAAAGCAGAAGGCGTTCTTGTTTACAATCAGGTCCGTCCTCTTATCACGGATATACCGGGAGTATCCGATTTCGACACATTTTTAATGAATGGGGCAGAGGAAAACATCCTGCTTTCTAATGATGAATATGCGGCAACAGATCAGGTTGATTTTAGTTAAGGGGAGGGAATGCGATGAATATTGAAAACTTTCCCACATCTGAAGCGGCAAAAAGAATGATGGGATACATTACCGGCAATGGATTTTATGACAGATCCTATGTTGGGAAGTGGATATTCCAGGTTATGGGAGTGGAGATGGACGAGGCCCGCCGGATCATTGAGGATGAACTGCCGTATCAGGCGTTTCCGGAAACAGCAACATGGGGGCTCCGATATCATGAAGAGAAGTTCGGGCTCCCGATCAGGGAGAACCTTAGCCCGGAAGAGCGACGAAAGCTTATCTTAGACAGAAGAGACACAAAAGCACCTATAACCCCATGGCGATTGGAAAAGATGGTAAACAGTATCCTTGGATGCGATGTAAAGGTTGTGGATATCCATGAACCTGACAACAAGATATCTCACCCAAACACTTTTATTGTTTACCTCGAAGGCGAAGGGGAATTTAGTCTGCAAAAAGGCATTGACAAGATCAACGACGCAAAGCAATCGCATACGTCGTATGAGCTGCATGTTCGCCTTGCAGTCTTTGTTCTGGTCGAGAACATCCTGTTTAATCGTATGACGGTACGAATGCCAATCACATGGTGGGGTGCTACGTGGGATGGAGAATATCCTTTTGACGGTAGCATTTATTTCAATGCTCGGCAACCTCCGTATTTCTATATGGCAGTTCCGTTTAATATCCCGAATGTTATCAAAATTGAAAATCTTCGGGTATCGCACCGGGTTACAAAAATAAGCGAATACGGCGATCTTTTGATGAAAATAGTTCATCGGATCCCTATCACATGGTGGGGAGCATCTTTTGACGGAAGATACCTTTTTGATGGAGAGGCGCTTCTAAATGCAGCGAGACCTCCGGAATTCGGGAGAGTCGCATACAATTTTGACTCTTTCAATGCAGAAGAGGTGTTATTCGGGCATGCGGAGATTGCTGCCGCTGAAATAAAAAATGAGAACACATGCAAGGTTAGGGATGTCCACAGGGCATCCTTTTTGTGGCCTGACTATGTAATTACTTTTGATGGAGAACTATCGTTTGATGGGGAAGAGACATTTTCACAGGAGTCTCCACCGAAGGTAACATCTATCACGCATCGCATAAATGCTGAGATCGACGAAGATTTTGGCGTTGCGATATATATACCGTCAAAAGCGATTCTCTTTAACGGAGCGTGCGCTTTTGATGGAGCAAATGATTTCAATTCAGGAAGGGAGGACCTGTAATGGCAGGAACGACAGTTACAACAAAGGCAAAGAAAAAAATGTTAGAGGCGAGAGCTGGCATAGCACCGCTCAGCAAGATCGTAGGCATGGCATTTGGTACCGGCGGGGTGAATGGATCGGATGAAATTGTTCCGCATTCCCCGGATCAGAACGCATTGCACAATGAAGCGTTCAGGAAAGAAGTGGATGGGTATGAAGTGATCTCCGATACCTGCATCCGTTATAAATGCACCCTGGAGGAAACAGAGCTGGCAAACACATACATTTCAGAAATTGGCATTTACGATGCCGATGGAGATATGGTGGCTATGAAAGCGTTCATGAAAAAAGGTAAGGATGCAGACATGGAAGTTGTGTTTGAGTGCGATGATACTTTCTAACGCATTTCGATATTTTGCAACATGTTAAACACTTTTTTGAGATAAATATTATCATATGGAGGTAGATTATGGCGAATTTTGATATATCTGGCGCCAGATTTAATGAGCAGCTTCGCATGCTCGAAACGACGGATCCGGTACATGCGGATCTCATGAATGCCATGTTCGGGCAGCTCATTGAGAATGACGTGGCTATGCGTGATGCGGTAAGTGTTTTTGCCAAATCAAAAAATGAACAGGCGTTGTTCCTGCTCAATCTTAGGAGGACCGGTAAGCGGTATGGTGTGCATTTCGATGCATATAGCGTAAGCCCTGCATCCACAGGAACGAGGCTTTATGATGCTGTTGGGAAAGTGGCCACTCCGTCCACGGATTCGGTACGTGGAATAAATGACTTTGAAGGAGAGAGCGTATTCTACGGACTGGAAGTAAATGGATATGTGGACACGGATGGCGAATTCGTCGTGCAGTACATCAAAGGGATTGACAATGAATTCTCCAGAACCGATGAAGATAAAGATGTTTATATGCTCTATCTTACGCAGTGGATCCAAATGGAAGTAACTGCAACTGGAGAGAATATTATTCTTTCAGACGAAAACCATCCCGGATCGTTTCCGGAAGGGGCAGCTATCCGACCGGATAAGTCTGTAAGACCTTTTGTTCCGATCGCAAAGTATATGGCATGGGATGATAGCTCTTGGATTCCTCATTCGATCAGCGGAAAGACAGTTAATCACAACCAGAGCCATAACAGCATGATTACTCGTTTCCGGAAGAAAGGAACCCAGTATTGCGGAACTACTGCACAGGATAAAGCGCATCTGGACAATTTGTTCATGGTGGCATTTGCGACCAGACATACACAGTCGATTATGACAGGTTGCACGTCATATTATTATCAGTATAAGGCAAGCGTGCAAGAAGCTGATGTAGAGCGGATTATTATCACTAAGGCACAGGCATCTAATTTGATTGTAGGCTCTATCGTGTCCATTGGAAACGCAACGTCTCTTTCGGATGGTACTCCATATATTGACCGTGGCGTTTCCGGGATGCATGCAAAAGCAAATAGGGTAAAGATTACTTCTATAGAAGAATATGACGAGTCAAACAGCGCTGTATATGTTGACAATGGAGGCGTAAAGTTCTCGACTGCATCTACGATGATTGATGACAGTGTAGAAAGCCCTACTTATATTTCTACGATGCCATGGCGGACCGGAACCTGCGATAACGTACTTGGCTCGTGCGGATCGCCGGTTAGCAATACTAACAGCAAGTATCCATATATCCTCTTTGGCGTTGAAATGTTCCTGGGATTCTACGAAGTTATCAGTAATGTGATTATGAAAATCACAAATCATGTGATGACTCCACAGATCTGTTACGATTGCACGAAGCTAGCCACATCAGTAACGGAAGACTATGTACCGGTCGGCTATTCGGTTGCGGATACAGACGCTACATGGAAGTATATCAGCAAATTGGGATACGATCCTGATAACCCTTGTGTGCGGCATGGTGTAGAAGTAAATGCGTCCAGTTCGACAGGATATGCGGACGGACAGTACACTAATGATCTTGACGCAACTTCCGATGCGACGAGAGAGTGGCTCTCCGGCGGCGCCCTGCGCTACGGGGCTAGCGCGGGCCGGTTCTCCGCGGCCCTGGGCATCGCCCTCTCCGGCGCGCACTGGACCTGCGCCGCCCGTCTTTCTGCTTCTGGACGGTGCGCCCAGAGCGCAGCGTAGGCGTGCCGTTGGGGGTGAATTGCGAAGCAAGAGGGGATCTCCCCTCATAACTGCAAATAGAATAAGGACTCACACCGCTATTGGCTAGGCTCTCCGGCGGCAACCTGAACAACGGGGCTAACGCGGGCCGGTTCTACGCGAACCTGAACAACGCCCTCTCCAACGCGAACTGGAACTACGCCGCCCGTATTTCTGATATGGTGTTTTGCGGTGTGTTTCGCCGCCCTTGAGGCGGCTCGATTTTCGACTTGGGCGGAACGCCCGAAATTTCTTGAACCAGCATCGGGTGCTGGGCAAAACCGGCACCCGGCCATGCGACGGAAGTGGGCGCATGTGGGGGTTAGTAGTAAAACCGAAAGCCTTTGAATACAGAAAGAAAGAGGACTGGATTTTTTGAAAACTTATTGTAAGAGAAAAGACATATCGAATATCGATTTTGTTAAGAGCTGCATAACACCTTTTCTGCACGAACGACTGGACAAAAGCAATGTTGCTAAGCTGTTTGCCTATTACAATGGAATCAGTAACACGAAGTCAAGGAAGAATATTGATACATCTCCAGAATATGTATCTGATACCATTGATAAAATTGCTGAAAGCATTTCTGAAAATTTAAAAAGCAGGACCGTTGTTGAACATGTAATATCTGTGACACCGAATGAAGCTATTGTTACATATCGTGAAATTGTGGATGGAATCAGTGGTAAACGGCGGGAACTCGGACTTGAAAAGCTCATATTTCAGCTTTACGAAGTGATAGCGCGGGATGCCTGTCAGGAAATGTTTGATGCGAAAATAGGCGAATTTCAGGTTTCGTCGATAAAAGGGAAGGGGCAATCTTACGGGAAAAAGTATATAAAAAAATGGATATCGAGGGATCCCGAAGGCACAAAGTTCTGTGCAAAAGCAGATGTCAGAAAATGTTACCCGAGCATACCACACGATCGGCTGAAGGAACTTCTCCACAGAGATCTCCGAAAATCAGGGGAATTACTGTATTTGCTCGACTCGATTATATATTTGTACGACTGCGCAAATCAGCAGCTTGGACGGAAGGAACTTTGCGGAAAGGGCATCCTGATCGGCTCCCCTCTGTCAAAAGATTTGAATAACTATTATATGTCGTATCTGTACCATTACATTTACGAACAGCTCGCCATAACAACTGTACGCCGCGGAAAAGAGAAGCGAACCCGCCTTGTATCGCATGCAATGATTTATGCCGACGATATTGTTGTGTTCGGAGGGAACAAGAAACATTTGCATCAGGCAATGAAGCTGATTATCGAGTTTACAAGAAAGTTTCTCGGTCTTGAGATCAAGCCAACATGGGAGAAATTCCTTGTGAGTTACAAGGACTCTTCCGGGAAAACCAAAGGCAGAAACCTCGATTTTATGGGATTCGTTTTTCGTGGGTGCGAGGCGTTTTATCGTGAGTATGGAAAGGTAAAGAAACGGTTGAAAAAGGTCATTGTTACAGTGAGAGACTCCATTTTTTTGAGGGCAAGACGGAAATTTTATCTGTTCATAAAGTTTATACGCTCAAAAACAGTGGTAACAAAGCATAAAGCAATGTCGTTGCTTGCATATAATGGATGGATAAAAAATAGCGACTCACACAAATTTCAGCGTAAAGAACACTGGAAAGAGATCCTGAACATCGCAAAGCGCATGGTAAGCCGATATGAAAAAGGGAAACCTTATGAGACCGAAAAATATTATAAGAAAGTGAGGAAGATATATGCATAAAACAAATAGCCCTGCAACGCAGGGGAAAATTACATATGTAGAGCTGCCGGATGGATCCGTGGATGTCTGGATCAGAAAGAATGAACAGGAACTGCCGGAAACAGAAGAGGGACCGGCGGGATTTGAAGCAGACGAGATATATTTCAAGCTGTCCTCTGCAGCCGTGGCATCTAAGGAGGAAATAGAAGCGGATATTGACTTCTGGTTTACAAAACTGGAAGAGGCGCAGGAAGGGGAAATTTCTGACTTCCTGTCTAAAGAGAATTACCGCGCAAAGATTCGCGCCGCTCTTTCGGCTGCATGCGAACAGACGATAGTATCAGGTGTTGATGTGGATCTGTCCGTTGGAACGGAGCATTTCAGCCTTACGCAGAATGACCAGATCAATTTGTTCGGAAAACAGGCACAGTTGGCTTCTGGCGCCGAACAGCTTGAATACCATCAGGATCAGACACCTTGTAAATACTATTCGGCAGAAGATATGCAGAAGATCATCGCCCAGGCAATGGCGTGGGTTTCTTACCATACAACATATTGCAACAGTGCATTTACATGGCTGGAGGCTTGCGGTAAGGCATCGGATATGGACGCTGTGAAGTATGGTGCTGAGATACCAGAGGAGTATTGCTCCGAAGTATATAAGGACTATAAGAAAATGATGGAGGAGTAAGATGAAAGCAGTTTTAAAAACACTTTTTAAATACCTCTTCCTTTTTCTTGTTGGCGGTACTGTATACGTGATCATCGAGCTTGTATGTCGCGGCAGAAGCCATTGGACTATGGCTGTCGTTGGTGGGATATGTTTTATTCTTTGTGGTCTTTTAAATGAAATCTTCACATGGGAATCCACGATATGGTTTCAGATGTTGATCTGCAGCTTGATCATTACGGCGGTAGAATTTATAAGCGGGTTGATTCTGAATATCCATTATGGACTTGCCATATGGGATTATAGCAATATTCCATTTAATATCCTTGGCCAAATTTGCCTGCCATTTACGATATTGTGGTTTTTTATTTCGGCGGCGGCTATCATATTGGATGATTATTTAAGATATTGGTTTTTTAGGGAGGAAAAGCCTCACTACAGAATTAAGCCCGGAGGTACAAAATGCAGGATGTAGATTCAGGATTTTTGGAGGTTCTCGATACATATATGGATATGGTCGAGAAACAGGAGGAAATCATATACCGACTGTCGAAAATTGTGCAGAGGCAGGCATATGAAATCGCGCATATGAAGAATATTTGTGGATTCACAGATGAAAAAACGCCGGAAGAAATTGAGGAAACTCAACTGGCACAAGAAGCTTTGGCAAAATACGAAGAACTTAAAAATATGGATTAAAGAGCCGGCGGCTCTTTATGCAGGAAAAAGATCGGTAAACCGGTCTTTTTTTGATGAAAAGAGGTGTGGATCATGAACCCAATAAGAGCAGAACCGAATACAGAGACAACCGGAACATGCAAAACCTGATAGGAGAAAAACGATGATAGAACATTTTATACAATCTTTCGGAGATATCAGTGTTGGACAGGCTGCAATTGTCATTTCGGCGATTGTTTTTCTGGTGATGGTATATAAAAAGCTCAAAGAATACATATCGAAAAAGGCGCTTGATGAACAGAAAAATAACGAACAGATCCAAAAGGTTATTGATCAGGCGAAGCAATATCCGGTATGGCATCAACAGAGTATCGATATACGGGAAAATCTCAATACGCTAATCAGCAATCTGGATAAAAAGATCGACAAATTACAATGTTCATCTGATCAGGGGATGGCTTACACATGGAGATATAGGATCCTTCGCTTTGACGATGAAATCCGGCATGGAGAAAAACACAGCAAGGAGCATTTTGACCAGATAATCGAGGATATTGACAAGTATGAAGATTATTGCAGAGATCATCCCGAATTTCCGAACAGCAAAGTAGTATTCGCAATTAGAAACATAAAAAACGTGTATCAAAAGTGTACGGATGAATGCACTTTTTTATAAGGAGGAGCTTTTATGGAATTATTAGAATTTATTAAACAAATCCCGTTACCGATCCTGATTGTTGTTCTCGCAATTCTGGTAATAGTTACGATCGTAGTTGTGGTTCAATACATCAAGCAGAAAGGGCTCGACGGAATCAGGGAAGATGTCTATCAGCTTATTTTAAAGGCTGAGCACATGTACAATGAATCCGGGACCGGTAAACAGAAATTTGAGTGGGTTATCCAGCAGGCGAGAGGTCTGCTCCCGAAATGGCTGCAGGTGCTTGTGCCCGAGAGTGCACTGAGGAACTTAGTGCAGAAATGGTTTGACGGAATTAAAGATCTTCTGGACGATGGAAAAGTAAATAATTCCCCAAAATAATAAAGAAAAGGCGTATGCGAATCGGATATTAGTTCGTATGCGCCTTTTTAGATAGGAGCAAACATGACAGAAAAAGAATTTGTTGAGAAAATAGGACCATTGGCGAGTGAGGATATGGCAGCCAGTGGGATCCTTGCTTCCATCACTGCGGCACAGGCTTGCCTTGAATCCGGGTATGGGAGCACAGAGCTTGCCGTGAACGCCAATAACCTGTTCGGGATGAAATGCTCCCTGTCTGGGAATACATGGGCTTCCGTGTGGGATGGAGTGAGCAAATACACGAAGCCGACCAAAGAACAGGACGAGAACGGGAATGAGTATACCGTAACGGCGGCTTTTCGGAAATATCCGGATATTCTCGCAAGCATCAAAGACCATTCGTGCTATTTGAATGGTGCGATGAATGGAAGTAAGAAAAGATTTGAAGGGCTTTCCGGGGAAAAAGATTACCGGAAGGCGGCAGAACTGATCAAGGCCGGGGGATATGCCACAGACGTTGCGTATGTGGATAAACTTTGCAGCCTGATTGAAAGATGGAATTTAACTCAGTATGACAAGGAGGATGCAGGTATGAGTAACAGTAGCTTAGTAAATTGCACGGTAAAAAGTCCGAACCACAGCGGAGCCAGGACGCACTCGATTGACAGGATCACGCCGCATTGTGTTGTGGGGCAGCTTTCAGCGGAATCCATTGGAGGATGCTTCGATAGTTCCGGTGTCCAGGCTTCCTGCAACTATGGTATCGGTAAGGATGGGAGAGTTGTGCTTGTTGTGGATGAGTGCAACAGAAGCTGGTGCTCTTCCAGTAATGCAAACGACCAGAGAGCGGTAACGATTGAGTGTGCCAGCGATATGTCCGATCCGTATGCTATGACAAATGCGGTGTATGAGAAGCTGATCGCACTATGTGTTGACATCTGCCGGAGAAATGGAAAGACAAAGCTTCTCTGGTTTGGAGATAAGAATAAGACACTGAATTACAGCCCGAAGTCAAATGAGATGGTGCTGACGGTACATAGATGGTTCGCAAACAAGAGCTGTCCTGGCGATTGGCTGTATTCCAGACTTGGAGATGTGGCGAACCGTGTAACCGCTCAGCTCAGTGGGAGTTCCGGCGGAGGAACAACCAGTGGAGGAAACACAGGAAGCGGAAGTACAGGAAATTACAAGACCGGGCTCTACAAAGTCAATGTCGGGGATCTCAACATCCGGAAAGGACCAGGAACAAACTACGGAACCAATGGAGTTATTACTGACAAGGGAACTTACACAATTACTGAAATCCAGAACGGTTCCTGGGGTAAACTCAAGTCTGGAGCTGGTTGGATTAACGTCAGCACAGCCTACTGCTCCTATGTTGGAGCCGCATCAGGGGGAACAAGTTCTTCTGGCGGCGGTTCTGGTTCTGGTACTGCTTATAAGACCGGAACGTACAAGGTCAATGTGTCGGAACTAAATATTCGGAAAGGTCCTGGAACCAATTATGGAACGAATGGCTCCATCAAAGACAAAGGCGTGTACACGATTACGGAAATTAAAAACGGCTCATGGGGTAAATTAAAGTCTGGGGCAGGGTGGATCAATGTTGATAAGGCATACTGCACCTACAAAGGGGCAGCGGCATCCTCCGGCGGTGGATCTTCCTCATCCGGAAGTTTCCAGGTGCAGGTCAGCATCTCTGATTTGTATATCCGCAAAGGGCCGGGAACGAACTACGGAAAGAATGGATTCTGCCCGAAAGGTGTCTACACCATCGTTGAGACGAAGAGTGCCGGTGGCTATACATGGGGCCGCTTAAAGAGTGGCGCCGGATGGATTGCTCTGGAGTACGCAAAGAGACTGTAAAAGAATAAAAAATTATAGAACGGCAAAAAAGATTGTGATATAATTTTCATGTTGTCATACCCAATCCGGCAACGGAAAGGGGGTGAGGGATTTGGTAGAAGTCATTATTTCCTTTCTGGTCGCTGTTGCGGCTGGTGTAGCCTGCCACTACATCATCAAATGGTTAGACAGCGACGACAATGACAACTAGCCTCGGCGTGATTCCACCGTAAAGGAATAAGAAAACCCTCGGACTGCCATCCGAGGGTTTTCGCTTTGGTGAGTTCATTGATAGAAACATCACTATTTCCTTTTGCCTACTGGCATTATAGCATATGCATTATTGAAATGCAATATTCAAAAGAAAAATGGAATTTTACGCATTCGGAGTCTGCTCCATAACCTATTTCGATATAATCTATCATTTCCCACTATGAACTACCATTATATGGTAATTTATAGCGGAAGGAGCAATGGCGAATGATAAAGATTTTACTGTCGAAAAAGCTTGGCGAGTTGCGGCTGACGCAGGCAGATCTTGCGCGGGCTACCGGCATACGTCCGAACACGATCAATGAGTTGTACCACGAACTCGCGGACAGGGTGAACTTGGAGCATTTAGATCTGATATGCGAAGCACTGGACTGTGAGTTAGACGAATTGATCGTACGGATACCGAACAGGGAATCTAACATTACTCATACGAGGCGTGGAAATCAAAAAACGCATGAAAAGTGTCGCTGCAACGACACGAGCAGAAAATGAGAAAGAGAGGGGTTACGCCCTCTCTTTGCCCGTTTCTGTACGATTTCGGACAATGGATTCTATTAGATAATCTTTATCAAGATGGAAATCCACGTATCCACGCAATATAGTACGCAGATATTGTTCTGACGGTACTCCGGGAACAGCGTCAGGGCGCATGATATACACCATTGCTTTAACCCTTGAACCATCTTCCAGATGAGCATATATATTTTTCTTCTGATAAAAGCTCGGATATCCCTCATACATATCAAGAAATCTTTCGTCGTATTCGGTAATTTCCCATATCCCAATAGGAACACGGCACCCTGTTTTGTAACGGATGGACGCATATGCTCCGGTCTTGCTACCGCGGTATATTAACTGCCAGTTGTCCAGATATCCGGATTGGACCGGACGAGCTAAAGGACATCTATATTTCATCTGTTCCTTATCTAAATTACTCCCATATGCCACATACAATTTCATGATAATCTCCTTTCTGTGGATTATGCAGCCGCAATATCCATCGCATGATTTTTGAATCGTCTTGTTAAATGGCACCTGCAGGTCTTAAATTCATCCCCGTATAATCCAAGTCTGTTTGTTAATATGTGATACATCAGCGTTGCCTTTTGAGCGGATGTGTATCCGGAAACACTTCTAAAAACGATGCGCCCCTCAGATTCAATGGCCCACGCAGACAAAGCAAGACAAAACTGTACATATGCCTTTATTTTCCCCGCGTGTAATGTACTATTAAACAGCCTGAATTCAACGGTGCCTTTGGAGAAAAAACTATGTAGGTTGAGAGCATGATATCTTGTCTGATTGTAATGTTCATGATTGATGCCGCCGCAGTAATCATCGTTTGAATCACTGTACCAAATTTTCTCAATATCGTTTTTGGTGGGCTCCCTACGGTTTTTCATTGCGGTATTCAGTTCTTGACATATAGGTCTGCACCAACTATCTTTTCTATCCTTGACGCCTAAGGCTTCATATATTATGTCCTGCCGTGAATACATGAAGCTTACCATGCGCCTCAAGGAGTTTGCTGTATGGTTTGCTCCATCAACATGAATATGAATTCCGCAGCTGCTATGGGGAACGCCACCGATTTCTTTGAACTTTCTTATTATAGCCTGCAAAGTCTCGATATCGGAGTAATGGAGCGGCGGGGTAACAAATTCCACTTTATATTCATCTCTGTCTTCGTATCCGGATTTTTTTATTGGAGAGATAGATGAATCTCTCATTACTTTCCATTTTCTTCCGAGATCATCTATTATGATCCTTGTGAAATATGCATCGTTCTGAGGGCCGTTAATGCAACCCCCTACAACGCTTCGTACGGCTTCTGCCGCCATGGACCGTGTGATTCCGGTAAATTCCACCTCAACACCAAATTTCTGATTTTTTAAAAGTTCTGACATGATTTTCCTCCTTTTCATTCGCCGTCTACGAATGTATGTTCTTGTTTTTGTGGTTGTATATTAACATATGTACACGGTACGTCAATAGAAAAAATGAAAAAAGTTAGAAAAAATATTTAACAAGTTAGATATAATATTGACAGTGATAAATAATTAGTGTATTGTGATAAGTGCAAAGGAGGGATTTTATGATTTCGTACAAGCCATTATGGAAAACCCTTATCGAAAAAGGCATAAATAAAACAGAATTACGGAATATGGCCGGTTTCAGCAGCGGCACTCTGGCAAGAATGGGAAAGGATCAGTATATTGAATTGAAGCATATCGACAAGATATGCCAGGTTTTGAACTGCGAGATATCGGACGTGATAGAGGTTGACAAGAGTTCAGGAACAGAATAGAGTATGAATATGGGAAGACGAATTGGCTGTCTTCGGAATGAAAAACAGAATTTGGGCGTGATGTTATTCTGATGTTAATAATGGAACGGAATGACAGGAATGAAAAAATAATAAGGAAATTAATGCGGAAATATGGACTGCGAAAATAAGAAATTACAGAAAATACTCTGATAAATCCTGAGTTCGAGTGATGGAATATAATATGAGTTATTTTAAATAGCAGGTAGTCTATAAGATTGCCTGCTGTTTTGTATTATCCCTATTTTGAATCCTATTACTGAAATTTGTTATCAATCTGTCAATGTCATAATTCAATTGCGAATTCATTTGTTAGAAGGTGTGTGGTATACTTCAATTATAAATAAGTATCTAGGATAACGTATAATTAATTTCGTAAAATCAATTTCATGAAAATAGACTTGGTCTATAGACGTTCGATAAAATTAACTCACCACAACCAAATCTATCAAAAGAGGATGATGAATTAGTTAACGCCAAAAAGTATAAGCGTTTCTCTGAGCGCCAGAGATGTTGTTTCTTAGCTCTGCTATATAATAAATAACAAAAATATGTTATAATAAATCTACTTACGGGAATGAGGAGAAATTAGATGAAATACGAACGAAATTATGGCATAGATCTTTTACGTCTGGTTTTGATGTACATGGTGTGTATGTTACATACTTTAGGACAAGGGGGGAATCTTAGGGGTATGCCAAGCCGGAACAGTGGAGTATAA